CATCTTCTTTTGAAGCGACATCAATGGATCTTGTTATCGCATTGACACTACTCATCCCTAGTGTTTCAGGGTATTATTTTTAATGATCTGTATCACAGAACATTAAAAATATTGTTTGTTGTAGTTGTTCTATACACTAGGCACTACCTAACTGCGAGGCATAGTCGCTACGCGACTATGCTGAGCAGTTCAGACATCCCTCATCTGCCTCTCCTTCCTTCTGTTGCCTAAGAGCCTCCGATTTCTCCGCCTCCTTTTGAAGCTCAGGATCAATCGTGAACTTCTGGGCCATCACAGGGGCCTTCGTTCGGAGATAGTATTGCCCCGTCTTCAATCCCTTCTTCCAGCCGTAAAAGTGCATAGACACAATCTTGTCTTTCGTCGGCGTGTCCAAGAACAGATTCAAGCTCTGGCTCTGACAGATAAAGGCTCCCCTATCCGCCGCCATGTCAATCAGGACTCGTTGCTTGATTTCCCACGCCGTCTTATACAAGTTTTTGGTCGCCTGTGGAATGTCTTCGATGCTCTGAATGGAGCCGTTGCGGGCGATGATCTGGTTCTTTAAGCCCTCGTTCCAAAGACCGAGCTTCAGCAGATCCCTGACGAGGTACTTGTTCAGGACAATGTACTCACCTGACAGAGTACGCCTGGTGTAGATATTGGACGTGACGGGCTCAAAGCACTCGTTGTAGCCCAGGATCTGACTGGTAGACGCTGTGGGCATGGGGGCCATCAGCAGGGAGTTTCGAATGCCCCGCTTGACCCGTTCCTTCAGGGCCAACCAGTCCAGAGTCCCGTCAGTCTGTGTTAAAGGTGTAACAGGCGTACCAGTCGGATCGAGCCACATATCAAATTGTAAGATCCCCTTGGACGTTGGAGATCCCTCAAAGGACGAATAGGGTCCTTCTTTGGCCGCTATTTCGGCCGAGGCTTCCAGTGCGGCGAAATACATGTGCTCGAAGATCCGCTTATGAAGAGTCTGGGCCGTCGCCGTTTCCCAAGGGAGTCGCATCATGGCGAAGATATCTGCGAGACCCTGAATGCCCAGACCGATTGGCCTGTGTCGCTTATTGGAGCGTTCCGTCTCGGGCGTCGGATAGAAGTTGATGTCAATGACACGATTCAGGTTTCTTACGGCCACCTTGACAACTTTTCTGAGGCCATCGAAATCGAAGGTCTTACCCTTGACGAAGGCAGGGAGAGCAATGGATGCCAGGTTACACACGGCGGTCTCCTCCGAATTAGAATACTCGATGATCTCTGTACAATTGCCTGTGAGAATGCCATTGAAGACTCCCGAATGCTGCTCGGGCTCATTGAAGCAATAAGTGTCTGTGAGTCGGCCACTATTTTCAATATGGCTCACGGTCATCATATGACTAATGCCTCGAGGATCAATCCAGCTCATGAGCTCCGTTCCTTCCTTTAAGTCCTTTGCCTCCACTCGCCTAGCATCCAGGATCTCTTCGTCTCCCTGAAGGATGAACTTATGATACGGTGTACAGTCGATATTCTTATGGCTTGTTATAATTGTCCCTGTCTTTGTATTGACGGCGAGGTTTTTGATGGTGACTTTCAAAACTGGCTGCTGTTCTCCTGTTTTATGGACCCTGGTTTTCGACCACTTGTAGCCGTTCCACACGTTAATATCGAGTTCCTCGAGCGTCGCAATGGGCATGTCACCTGCCTTGGTGAGAACCATCGTTTCACCGGCGACGCACAGATTGGATGACTTAATGGTCCCCAGATTCTGTTGATTCGACTTGGCATTCGCAGCGTCCTTGTACAGCATGTAAGGAGTGCCTGTTTCGATCTGGGACAGGACAATGCGATCGAAGAGCTGTCTCGCATCCACTTGTCGCCTGCCTCGGCCTTCCGCTTCATAACGCTCATACAATGCCTTGAAGGCGTCGCCATGGACATCGGCGAGTCCAGGGGATTCCGACGGACAGAAGAGCGTCCATGGCTTATCCGCCTCCACACGCTCCATGAAGAGATCGGGGATCCAGAGAGCATAGAAGAGATCCCTGGCACGCTCGTCTTCAGACCCCGAATTGAGCTTGAGTTTGAGAAAGTCCTCCACGTCGGCATGCCACGGTTCCAGATAGATTGCGAAGGACCCGTTACGCTTGGATCCCTGGTCCACGTAGCGTGCCGTCGCATTGAAGTTCTTGAGCATAGGTACGATTCCCGTTGAGGTCCCGCCGTTCCCATTGATATAGGACCCCTTGGCTCGAAGGTTGTGAATATGAAGACCGATGCCACCGGCATACTTACTGATCTTGGCACAATCTGCCAGCGTCTTGTAAATTCCGTCGATAGAATCCTCGGACAAGGCGATAAGATAACAACTTGAAAGCTGGGCCCTGGGACTCCCCGCATTGAACATAGTGGGAGTCGCATGGATAAATTGCTTTAAGGACAGGAGCTCATAGGTCTCCAGGATAAGGGCCAGACGTTCCGCATCCGATACAACCTTATAGGCCCCCCATAGACCGACCGCCACACGCATCCACATATGCTGAGGCCGTTCCAACACCTTTCCGTCAATTCCACGGAGCAGATACTTCTGTCGCTCTAAGGTCTTGAATCCGAAGTAGTCTAGCAAATAGTCCCGATCCTGATTCAAAGCATTGTCCAGCTCTGATCCAAAGGTATCGACCGCTGCCATGTAGGACTCTGCCAAGTAGGTCATGGCTAGTCCAGACTTAGGATTGATTTGACTCGAGATGGTCTTCATAGTCGTAACAAAGGACGGACAGGTGTTGGCTTGGTGATTGGATACGATGATGCGAGACGCGAGGGTTCCATAGTCTGGATGGGTTGTGACGAGGGAAATGGCGAGTTGGGCGGCGAGTTCATCGAGTTCGGAGGTCTTCACTCCATCGTAAATGGACGCAAGGGCTCGCTGGGCAATGAGGGTGGGATTTACTTCGAGGGGCGTGAATTGGATCGAATGGCTCGGCCTCTGGCCGGCACAGATTTGAATGCGATGAAGGACCTTGTCAAAGCTGACCTCTTCTAGGGAGCCGTCACGTTTCTGGACCTTCATACTATATAAGGTATTCATTCCGGAGATTCGTTGATGATCGCAAAAAATGTTAGTAGGGGCCGTCAATTTTACCCACTATAACGTTTTTGTAAACGTTATAGTAGGGATGAAACATACGATGTTTATGATCGGACTTTTAGTGGCAGTAGTCGCAGTCGCGGCATACATGAATCAGGGGCCTCTCGAAACATTTTTAACCTATGTCTTTGTGCCACGATGGCGGGGATCGGGTCGACGATGGAGGCCTCACTATGTGACGTACGTGTCCTCCGAATCCTTTCAGGATTCGGGGGACAGAATTCGGTATCGTTCCTCTGGAACGATACCGAACGTGGAAAACTTCGCCGATCAGCCCGCCTTCGTAGCATCCGAACCTGAAAAAGATGATGTGACGACCTTTTTGCCGAATTCGCCTGCTGTCGCGAATCTTAATGTAGACGAGACGTATACACTTTTGAGGGACGATAACGGCATTACGCCTATGCCGGCTCCCGGCCAGATCAGCTGCGTCAATTCCCAGACTTGCTACATGACGGATTTCAGTCATTTGCTGGAACAGGGTGGGAACTTCCGCCAGTTCACGAACAACTATAAACGCCAGGGACCTGACAACTGTACAGCTCCTTTCCAAGAAATGGTGGCGTCCTTTTACAAGCCTTATGACCTGGTCGTTCCGTCAGCACCGGCGAACTGTATTTAAATCCTAATTAAACACCGATCCTCTTGTTCGGGTTTCTTCAGATCCAGGAAGGACGGATCGACCCTCGCTCGTTCCACATCGGCCCAGAACGCATTGATCGTCGGCTGAATGGTCGGCCACCATGTAGCCGATGCCATGACCACCTGTTCATGCCACTGATACAGGGACCAGGGTATAAGCTCTATGAGTATATCCCCTTCCTGTAAGTGAAGCCAATTATCAGTAACATTCACGGGTCCATACTCGTACCGCCGAGTCCGAGCACCTTCCATATCCACGTGTTCTACGAGGGCTATTTCGCCCTTGTATAACCCAGGCCCATCACGCTTTAAGGGAGACGAATAGGGTGAATTAAAGACCGCTTCCACATAGTCACAGGCTTTGAGACCCGTGACATGAAGCTGCATCTGGATCTGATTGTAATAGTCCTTCGGCACCTTTCCGTCTGGTTGGCGAGTAACGGGACATTTGATCTCAATGAGCCTGCCCGTTTTTTGGTTGGAAGGATCCGAATAGATCAGCCCATCAGGGCTCGCCGAGCACCGGTTATCATGGGGATTTACGAGTCTGCCGAGTTCCTTGATGGTCGTCCCATACTTGTAATTGAAGATGTCCTTCACAACTGGCTCAAATCTGATGCCCCAGTCAAAGGCCGACATGGATCCACTTTCGACTGCTAAGGGCTGAGGAGGACGTGGTTGAGGATTCACCTTACTCATCACGAGAGACGACCGGACCTTGGGGCCGCCAAACAGAGCTCCGAGTTCTGACGCCGACAGAATCGTGCCCATCTGGAGATACCAGGCCGCCGTCCTCTGTTCCATTTGGGGCCTGGAACAGAGCTCATCCATCTGTTCCTTGCTGATCTGATCTGTCTTTGCCAGACCCAAGAGGTCTCTCCACACGTCTTCATAGCCACTCAAAATCTCCTCTACAAGGACATTTTCAGTGTCATCAAACCCAAATTCATCGGCCAGATCCTCGGCCGAGTCTAGCCATTGTTCTAGCTGGGTGGTATCCTGAGGTTCAGGCTGGATCTCAAGTAAATGGACCCAGGCCTGGATTTTTTCTTTCCAGTTCATGCTAACTTTGCCACAGGAGGGACAGCCTCTTCAAGTTTATCGGTTATTGCGGGAGCAGTTCCAGGGACGCCTGTTCCCCCAACAGATGTCGCCCTCTTCCTCCTGGTCCCATCGACCTTCTTGACCCTCGTGAACCCCCACTTGACGGTCCCATCGGATATACGACGAACTTCTAACCCCCGAATGCTCTTTATTTTCTGAGCATCCACGTCATAATCCACGATCTTGTGGGTATTGAGGAGCTTGCGATCCAAGGCGTTGCTCAAGAACGCAAAAAACCGACTCTTTTCGTCCGCTGTAAAACTACATTGAGGGGCCATTTCCTCTGCGTACATTCGCAGACGATTCAGTCTAAGCCCCCTCTCAAGGCGATGCCAAGGGCGAGCAAAGGCCTCCTTGGCCGATGTGTCTAAGAGGTTTCGCAAATGGTCGCCGCCTGCCTGTTCTGTGACAACCGTGTTTGTCGCTGGCTCAGGTTCTACAACAGGCCTCTTTAGAGTTCTATTATGTTTGGGTTCCATGGTGTCTATATGTTATACGCTACTAGCCTTTAGACCAAATTAGACATTGAATGGTTCAGGATAACATTCAAAACATCTGTTAATTTCAAAGGCATCAATAATTCGTTCACTGGTACGGACATGAATGGCTGTTTTCCTATAAGCGTATAATGAAATGTCCTCCAACAGTGAATAGACGGGTCCGATGTCTCTGTCCAATCCCACATCTGACCGATGTCTGTCTTCATTGTATCGATTTCACAGTAATGGACTGTCTGTTTACTTGTTTTCACGGTTTTAATGGTGGACGAAAAGAGGTCGTTGGGTACCAGGACATCCTGGACTGGCTGGTCCTCCTCGGACCAGAGACTGTTTCCCCCCTCGGTAAGGATGCGAATGCTATAAATTGTCTTGTCGCCCTTTTTAACGGATGTTATATAATACGGTATGATTAACATTTGCCTTTTAAATTAATTCTGGAATCAGAGTTTAGACCCTTAGACCAATGAACTTTAAAAATGGGCACCCTTAGGTGCCCATTTTTAAGGTTTCATTGGCCGCGGCCCGTAGAATCTTTAAAGTGGGCATCCGCAGGATGCCCATTTTAAATATTCAAGGGTCTAAATTCATTTCAAAAAGGCTAGCAGAGATGACACAGCCCTCCTTCCCAATTGGCCCCGTTCCACCAGTGCCTTTGCCAGAAATGGTGATTCGCAGCAGGCGAGAGCTGTCGGTCAAGGACACGACAAACGCACGGTTCTTCGAACTGTGGCAGACAGACGGAAAGTATGGTGTTTACAATCGTCCGGATCTGAATAAGCAGGCACCGTTTCATGAGTTCCTGCCAATCAATAGTCGCTCCTCAGACAAAGGGTACAGACGACAACCGGTCTACGAGGCCGGCGGACCCAAGCTCGGACAGAATCAGTACTTTAACAAATATGATCCGTCTTATGACAGTCGCAATGCTGTGAGGGAACTTCAGGCAGTCGTTTATGAGGACAAACCGGTTGAACATATTCCTCAGAATAATTCGTTTCTGACCCGGTCCATGGCGAATCGCTGGATTGACGCAGAGGAAATGAA